CCCGAACTTTGAGAGAGACAAGGAGATATGTCTTCAGGCGATAGAAGATTGCCTTGATTGGTGCTACACTCCGTCAGAAGGCAGATTGGCCTGGGGATGCGCTTCTCCGTGCAGGATACTCAGAATGGGGGACAGGGACATCAGTCACAACATCTTGAAATCTGGATGGGTTCAGAAGGTTCTTGATTCTAAGGATATGTACGATGAGAACAGAAAGTCGAACTATTGGATCAAGAAGGAGGACCTGGAGGCCGTCGAAAAGCATATAGTGAGACCTGAGCCTAACAAGAGGTATTGGGGCTATGATGACTTGCACGACGTTAAAGACGACAAGTTGGATGCCATCCATAAGACGCTCAAATGCAGCAAACTATATGCCTCTTCTCAGTGTCTGGCGGCTGTGGCTGCGTGCCTATCGAGGAGGACCAAGAACACCAAGATGAAGACATGGGAATTTATACTCAATAAAACAGTCATATGCGTGTGGCACTCGAAGCACAGCATCAAGGCAAACTGCGAAAGTTTCAAAGTCCAGCTTATACGAGGCGTCAACTTTCATACTCCCCAGAACGAGCAGAGAGATGATCTCTTGGAAGGAAAATGGATTAGATGTGTCGTCGATGGAGAGACCGTAGAAGTGTCACCTATGTTCTCTATAACCAGCAAAGAACTCAACGAACTGAACTCCATGCCTAGAAGAATGCTCAACCTGTACACAGCCTTCTACGAAAAGTTCCAGAAGAATGATCTGAAAGATGTGATCACACTTGCCAACACTTTCTTTTTGGCAACTGTGGGCGGAAATTGGAGATCCACCACATTGTGCGGATCACACAGGTACCTGACAGAGAGAATAATGAGCGGATATATAGACCCATCTCTCCTCACTGACAGCATATGCAAGCCAACCCACAAGCTCAAATCTTATTGCGAATACTACTATTTAATACTCATAAAAAGGTGCATCCAAGATTGGAGGCAAAGGTACGAATACGTGGCAAAATCTCCCTTGTTCCGGTTTCCGACAACTCTCTTAGGTTTAGAGATGAACATGCACTATATGATGGGTTCTACATTCTCATCTGGCACAGATCACAGAGAAACATGCATGGAGAAGACTCTGAAAGAGATGATAGAGTTCAAAAACCGCAAGAGCATTATAGCGGAGTGGATAGACAAGCAGACCGAATTCATAATCTCTCTCGGATCCCCTGAAGCCATAGAGCACCGGTTTGACAAATACTTCAAACTCAGGGAGGCACCAGCGGGAACTGATGGAAAAAACTGTGTGTGCTTCTTGTCCTATACAGCGTCATGTGCAATCATAAAGGAGGACGTTCGGAGAATGAGCCCTGGTTCTGCGTCAGGATACGCATCTCTGTCGACAATGGTTACAAACAAAGCAATCCTGAAGGTTATGGAGTGCGTCCGTGGACCGGGAACAGAGTCCTACTACACCAAGACCAAATCCTGCATAGAAATGAAAGACATAGAGTCTTCGGGTTGGTGTAAGACGGTTCCATATAACTGTCTAGAGGAAATACGCAACGGCTCCCAACTAGTGTACTACTACTTTCCGAAGGAAGGAGCTCAGAAAGGCGATAGAGAGATATCGACCATGAGTAAGTCAATGAGGTTCCCTCAGATAATGGGTGAATCCTGTGTGACAAGTCTCTGCTCAACTATGTATGGCGACACAATGGTAGACAAACAGAAGAGGAACAATTTTTACAACCAAACTAGAACGAAACCAGGTTACACCCAACCTGCAAGCTCTTCTGAGGACAGAGAGAGATTTGGTCCAAATTTCTTACCAGTTCAGATGGGCGCACATATGAGCATACTGGCTAGAATACTAGGTGACTCAAGTTTGGCAACATCTGGTATGTGCGTGACGCTATTCACAGACAAGATAGGTGTCATGCCCGTAGGGACAGATCCATAGAACCTCACACAGAGAGATTGGCCTCTCTCATGGCATCCTTCACTAAGCAAGCAGAATTCACTGGTCGTAACAAGTGGAACGTAAATGGGGAAGTGGAGAATGCGTACAGCTTCCACTGCAAGGTTTCTATGGGTCAAGGGTTGTATGGCAGGACCGCAGGGGTGGCGCACAACGTAGTTATAACGGCGCACGAGAAGATACTTCATGCAACCTTCGGGGCACTGTGTGAACATCTAGTCAGCAGCGACGATGTCTATAGAAACATTTCTCTACCTCTGTCTATGAAAGGTATATCCCCAATGTCGGTTCTCCTCTTCTCGACAGACGCTTACCAGAGCGCTTTGGTGGGCTCAGGGACCATAGATTCGAAGAAGAAGAGTGTGAAGGCAGTCCACATCGGTGAGTACAACAATGAGACGGTCTTTAGTGATCCGCGCTCGAATCCTGACCCTTCTGTGGTGGAAGCTATCTGTGCAATCAGCGGCCTGCCACACAATGACATTTTGTCGGACGTCGAGCACTGCAGGTCATCCGCCAAGAATGTTTTCCTAAATGGAGGCTCCCTAACGATGGTCAGGTCCACCATGAGATGCTACTCAAAGATGATGGTCCAGAAATGGGTTTCAGGGGAAGATTTCGACAGACATATAAGATCTTACAATGATAACACATGGAGGAGGCTCATGAGTGAGAATCCCGAAGATGTGATATCGCCACTACCAAGCGTTCTCGGGCTGCAGAGAATGAGGGCTATATACCAAAGAATTGTGGACAAGGGCGAAGTTAAAAATGCCACAGACATCTTATCGAAACTTCATAAGATAGGATTTAGGTCCTCGACCAAGAGTAAGAAGCTCCCAGATCTAGGGACGTCGTTTTGGTCAAATCCCCTCACCAACTTTGAAATAAGCCTTGCGGGTTGTTCTAGAGGTCTCCAGAACGAGAGAGGAAAC